ATGAACTTTATAAATCTTGACTAAATAATAAAATAATAAGAGTATTTTATAATGCCTCTAGAAAGAGTCAGTCAAGGGTTTAAGGATATTAGTATGACTTTTCAGAGTAACCCTCTGAATGGTGATCTAATAGCAATTAAAAATGAAAATGCTATTGCACGATCAATAAGGAATATAGTATTTACTCTTCCTGGAGAAAAATTCTTTAATCCCGACTTTGGATCTAGAGTTACTAGTATTCTTTTTGAGAATATTGATAATATTACTGCATCTGCGATTGTAGACGAGATTACTCAATCAATTAACAACTATGAACAAAGAGTTAGGTTAATTGATGTCGAAGCAGACCCTGATTTTGATAATAATTCATATGATGTAACTATAAAATATGAAATTATAGGAGCAGACGTTCCTCAACAACAATTACAATTCGTTTTGCAACCAAATAGGTAAAATGCCACTAGTCAATTTCTCTAACCTTGACTATGATCAGGTTAAAACAACACTTAAAGATTATTTAAGGGCAAACTCCAAGTTTACCGATTATGATTTTGAAGGATCTAACCTGTCAACAATTTTAGATGTCTTAGCATATAATACTTACATTACTTCGTACAATGCCAACATGGTAACGAGCGAAGTATTCATTGATAGTGCGACATTAAGAGAGAATGTGGTATCTTTAGCAAGAAATATTGGATATTTACCTAGATCAAGGACTGCAGCAAGAGCAACAGTTAGTTTTTTCGTTAATACTTCATCAATTAACCCTAGACCATCAACTTTAACCCTCCAACCAGGTCCAGTTGCATCAACTTCTAGTGCATTTGGCGGTCAATCCTTCATTTTCTCCATTTTAGAACCAATTACACGACCTGTTATTGACGGAATTGCGAATTTTGATGATATTCCCATCTATGAAGGTACACTTTTATCACAAAGTTACACATTTTCATCTCAAAACCCAAATCAAAGGTTTGTTTTACCTAATATTGGTGTTGATACTAGATTAATTAACATAAAAGCAGGTACAACTAACCAAAAATTTAAGTATTCTTACCAAGATAGCCTTTTTGACGTTACTAATGAGTCAAAAGTCTTCTATTTACAGGAAGTTAATGATGAAAGGTATGAAATATTCTTTGGAGATGGTATTTTTGGAAGAAAATTACAAGAAGGTGAAGAAATTGACATAAGTTATATTGTTTCTAACGGATCAAATGCTAATGGGGTGAATCAATTTACCTTTAGTGGTAGGTTAACATATACCCAAACTGGAGGTACTCATACTGTAACTCAAGGTATTTCTCTATTAACAACAGGTGTTAGTGGGTCTGGTGGTGAAGAAATAGAAGGTGTTGACTCAATTAAGAAGTTTGCACCTCGAATTTATGCATCTCAGAACCGTGCATTGACTGCAAATGACTATGAATCACTAGTTCCAGCAAAAATTTACCCTGAAACAGAGTCAATTTCTGTTTTTGGTGGTGAAGAACTGGTTCCTCCTCAATACGGTAAGGTTTTTATCAGTATAAAACCAAGACATGGTGATTTTTTACCTAATTTAGTCAAAGAACAGATAAAATTAAAGCTTAAAAAGTATGCTGTAGCAGGAATTGTCCCAGAAATTCTTGATCTTAAGTATCTTTACTTAGAAGTTGACTCAAAAGTTTATTATAATTCTAATTTAGTATCAAGTGCAGAAGAAGTTACAACAATTGTATCAAATAATGCTGCAAAATATGCAGATTCTACTGATTTAAACAAATATGGAGCAAGATTTAAGTACAGTAAGTTCCTAAACATCATTGATCAAAGTCATGATTCGATTACATCTAATATAACAACAATTCAGATGCGAAGAGACCTTAGATTGGTCTTAAATGCCTTTGCAGAATACTCTGTGGGATTTGGTAATGAATTTTATATCAAGAGTATGGGTGGTTATAACATCAAATCTTCACCGTTTAGGGTTTCTGGGTTAGATTTTGATGTATATCTATCAGATGTACCTGATTCCAATAGAGAAACTGGTACATTATTCTTATTTACTGTTCCTTCTTTTAATTCTACATCACCCACCATAATTAGACGTAATGTTGGGTATATAAATTATACTAAGGGAATAGTTACATTAAACCCAATTAATATAATCTCAGGCAAAATGAAAGATGGTCAATCAATTCTTGAGATTTCTGCATGTCCTAAATCCAATGATGTGATTGGATTACAGGACTTATACTTACAATTAGATACTAGCAATAGTTTATTTGAGACCGTAGTTGATGAAATTTCGTCAGGATTAGATCCAGCAGCATCTAATTACATTGTAACCTCTAGTTATCATAATGGATCATTGGTTAGAAGTGCTCCAACACCAACAGCAACCACATCTGCATATTAAAATAAATGATATCCACCACAGATAAAAGAATACAGTTTAGTCATATAGTTGAAAATCAACTTCCTTCGTATGTTAAGGAGGATTATCCGTTAATTAGTGATTTTTTAAAGCAATATTATGTTGCACAGGAATTTGATGGGGCTCCTGTTGATCTGATTCAGAATATTGATCAATATATTAAACTGGATAATAGTACAAATCTTGTAGATTCTGTTTCTTTAGGTGTTGATGTATCACTTACTGATACTGATATTATTGTCGATTTAATAAAAACTCCAGAAGGAACTAATGGATTTCCTGATTCTTATGGATTAATTAAAATTGATGATGAGATTATTACATATGAAAGTAAAAATATAACAACTTTTAAGAATTGTCATAGAGGTTTTTGTGGTATTACCTCATATATTGATGAATTAGACGCAGAAAATCTAGTTTTTAAGAGTTCTGAGAGAGCAAAGCATACAAAAGGGGCAACAGTAGCGAATTTAAGTTCATTATTTCTAAAACAATTTTTAATAAAGACAAAACAGCAAATTTTACCTGGAATTGGTGAAAGACAATTAAGACCAGATCTTAATCAAAACGTTTTTATTAAACATTCGAATGATTTTTATTCATCTAAAGGTACGGATGAATCTTTTAAAATACTATTTAAAGCACTGTATGATCAAGATGTAAGTGTTATAAAGCCTAGAGATAATCTCCTTACACCGTCTAATGCCCATTATAAGGTTGCGGATCATTTTATTGTAGAAAGTTATTCTGGAGATCCTACAGAATTAGGAACAGCAACCTTATTTCAGGACTCTTATGGAGATATTATCACTAAAGCATATGCACCAATAACTTATGTTGAGAAAGTATCTACAGGAACTGCTGGTGTTGGTAAAACTTTTTATAAACTTGCTGTAGATTCTGGTTATGATAGAAGTGGTATTACTGCTGGTGCAATTTACGGTAATTTTTCAGTTCATGCTAAAAGTAGAGTAATAGGACATGTTGGTATAGGTACATCAGTTTTAGATGTAGATTCTACTGTAGGATTTCCAAAATCTGGAGAATTATCAGTACAATATAAAAATTTAAGTGTTGGAATTATATCATATACCTCAAAATCATTAACTCAGTTCTATGGTTGTACAAATATAAATGGAGTAATTCTTGATAGGACTGATGTTGGTATAAACACGTATGCATATGGATATTCTTCAGTAGAACCAGATAAAGTCATTAAAATAAAAATAAACTCAGTTATTAATAGTCTAAAATACAATTCAGACTCTTATGGGTATAAAAAAGGTGATAAAGTCAAGATTAATACATTAGGTATTGGTGCAACTGGATTTAAATCCGATAATTGGTTCTATAATGGGTGTCCTGTTTATATTATTGACTCTTTTGAGTTAGTTGATGCTTCTGACCAAACTTGGCAAATTACATTAAAGACTGATCATTTCTTTAGAAAAGGAGATGCTGCAGTAATTAGTGGTAGAGATAGTTCTCCTAAAAATTGTGAAGTTGTAGCAATTTCTTCTTCCAAGTCCTTTGTTGTAAGTGGACAAGGAGCACTTTCTAATACTGATGTTTATAATATTAGAAGAACTATATCAAAAGCAGTACCAAGTGGTACTCACACAATTGGAGCAGGAATATCTGTATTTTCTACTGATATTCAGAATCTTTATGTAAATGATGATAAATTATTAGTTGCATCTGCATCAATACCATCTTACGGTACACAACCATTAGATGCTTATGATCATTCAGTAACTTTTAGTGGAACTTTTAGTGGAACTGATTGGGAAATATCAACCCAAGATCATGCATTTTATACAGGTGATTCAATATACTATTCTCCAAATAAAATAACTCAAAACTTTATTAATTCAGCAGGTCAACCTACAAGCAGAATAGTAGATGGTCCTGGTCTTGTAGAAGAAGGAATATATTTTATTGATAGAGTTGATCTTAATACTATAAGACTTGCAAAAACAAAGTCAGATCTTTTAAATAATAGATTTATCAGTGTAGATACAAGAACTCCAATAACTGTAACTAATAATAAAATACAGAAAACTAATTATAATAATAAAATCTTAGATACTCAAAAGATTTTAAGAGAAGTATCTGCCCCCAATAATGAAGGAGTAGAAACTAAAACTCAGTCTGGATTTACAGGAATTCTTATAAATGGTGTAGAAATTCTTAATTATAAGTCAAGAGATTTTATATATCATGGAGAACTTAAAAGTATTGATCTTTTAGCACAAGGATCGGATTATGATGTAATTAATCCACCTCCTTTAAAGATAGAGGATAGTATTGGTGTTGGAGCAACTGGACATGTATCTGTATCAGGGTCATTACAAGAAGTTAGAGTTATAAATCCTGGTTTTGATTATCAAGAAACACCTATTATTACCATTAGTGGTGGTAATGGTTTTGGAGCACTTGTGTCTCCAAATATGAAGACAATTTCTCATGAAGTTAAATTTGATGCTACTCAAAAGGGAGAAAGAGTTATAACAGGTGCTAATTCACTTATTAACTTTACTCAAAAGCATAGATTTACAACTGGTGAAAGAATAATCTACAAAACTGATGGTGAAAGAGCACTTGGTGGAATATCTACATCTTCAGAATATTATGTTGATGTAATTAATGATTATAAGATTAGACTTCACAATAAAGCATGGGAAGCGATTGTTGGTATTAATACAATTACTTTTAGTGCTCATGGTACTGGTAATCAGATAATTAAATCATACTACAATAAGAAAGTAGTAGATTCTGTTAATGTTATAAATGCAGGTTCTAATTATGAGAATAAAAAGAGAGTAACTGGAACTACTGGAATAAGTACATCACTCAATACTATCAATATTTTAGATCATGGTTATGAGTCAGGTGAGAGTGTCACGTATACCTCCCAGGAGACCCCTGTAGGCGGTCTAATAAGCGGAAATGAGTATTACGTCACAAAGGTCGATAAAGATAGTTTTAAGCTATCTCAGGCAGGTGTAGGTGTAACATATCACAATTACTATTATAATACTAAGCAATATCTAGATTTTACATCTGTTGGAGTAGGAACACACTCATTTAACTATCCAGACATTAAATTAAATATCACAACTTCTGGATTCTCTACTTCAACAGATCAAGCTGAATTGCAACCAATATTCAGAGGAAATTTAACTTCTGTTAGATTAACTAACAATGGGGTTGGGTATGGATCTTCTGATTGTATTAATTTGCAGAATGAACCATTAGTTACTTTAGTTCATGGCGTAAATGCTCAAATAGAAGCAATTGTAGATAATGGAACTATCGTCGATGTTTTAATTAAGAATACTGGTAAAGATTATTCATCAGTTGATTTACAAGTTATAGGAAATGGTATAGGAGCTGTTTTAACACCTATTATTACTGATGGGAAAATAACTGATATTAACATAATAGAGGGTGGTGCAAATTATATTTCAGGTGCTACATTTATTAATGTAATTCCTTCAGGATCTTCAGCTAAGTTTAAATCTAACTTACAGTCATGGAATATTAATTTAGTTAGTAGAAATATTAATAAGTTTACTGTAGATGATGGATATCTTATTGATGGTATAAATTCGACTGATACACTTCAGTATTCTCACTTATATGCTCCAAGGCAGTTAAGAGAAAGAATCTTTGCTGTTGATCAAGTTGGTAGAAAGATGTATGGTAGCTATGATCTGTCAAAAGATCTTGGCGGTAATGAAAATACTTCTACACAACATTCTCCTATTATTGGATGGGCATATGATGGTAATCCAATCTATGGTCCATATGGTTATATAACAAAAGCTGGTGGTATTATTTCTCAGATGAAATCTGGGTATAATAGTAGAGATGCAATCACATTAGCAAATAGACCTCCAGGATATCCTGAAGGATTCTTTGTAGAAGATTATTCTTATCAAAAAGTATCAGACGAGACTGTTCTTGATGAAAATAATGGTAGATTTTGTGTAACACCTGAATATCCAGATGGTGTTTATGCATATTTTGCAACTGTTGAGGAAGATATTGCAACTTCTGGTCAATTTGTTGGTTATAAGCAACCACAATTCCCATATTTAATAGGTGATAAGTTTAAATCAACTCCTAATCCTTTTAATTTCGAAAAATCATCAAACCAAGATGATTATTTACTAGAAAATACTGATTGGGTTAGAAATACTACTCCTTATAATTTACATGAACCAGGTATTGATTATGGATATATTTCACTACCAAATGAACTTAAACAAACTGCTGATATTACAGGAGTTGCTCCAGGAATAATTGATTCCATTGGTATTGAGACTGGGGGAATTGGATATCAAGTAGGAGATAGAGTTGTATTTGATAATACTGGTAGTAATGGATCTGGAGCTTCTGTTAGAGTTACATCTATTGAAGGTAAGGAATTTGATACTATTAGTGTAGCTTCTTCTATTATTACTGGTGCTGAAATTTATCCATCAAATTCTTATGAAATACGTACAACAAGTCCTCATAATTTTGTAAATGGTGATTTAGTTACTGTTAGTGGATTATCTACAACATCATCTGATATACAGGGAACTTATCCTATAACTGTCAAACAATCTTCATTTACTCTTGTAGGTCTTGGTACAACAGTTGCTGGTGCAGCAGATATAGAAATTACGGGAATAGTAACTTATTTTAATGTTTCTGGAGACTTTAGTTTTGTTAAAATCAATGATCAGTTTGATGTTGGAATTCCTACTGGATTCTTAAATCAACCAGAAAAGATTCAGGTATTAAACTTAGATGAAAGATCTTCTAGAATAAGAGTTTTAAGAAATGCTGCAATGGATTTTGACCTTACTGGAAATTCACTTCTTTCTGGTAGTGTTATTGCTGAAGAATCTAAGAGATTTACTATACCTGCAGGTTTAAGTACTTCATTTGATGGTAGAGAAAATACTCAATATTATTTTGATCCTAAAGAAACTGTTGGATTTGGTCTTACTATTGGAATTTCTCATACTGCTTATATTAATAATCCAGGTGCAGGAGCATCAATAATTAATATTGCATCAGGGTCATTATATCTACCAAATCATAATTTACATACTGGAGATGAATTGGTATATCAACCCACTATACCTATGTTTGAGGGAGAACAACCTATAGGTATTGCTACAGTAGGTATTATAACCGCAGGTGTTACTTACGTATCAACTCCTGGTCCTTTAGCACCTGGTAGTAAATTATATGTCGCAAAAATAAATGCTAATTTAATTGGGTTATCTACTGTTAGGGTTGGTGTAGGTAGTACAGGTACTTTTGTAGGCGTTACAAGCGAATTTAGGGACTCTACAACGCTATTATTCTCTAGTCCTGGTACAGGTGTTCTTCATAACCTTAAGACAGATTTTAATCAAATTACTGCAACTGTCACAAGACATCAAGTTACATCATCAGTAAAAGAACCTCATGGTTTAGCAAATGGAGATGTTGTAGATGTAAGTGTTAATCCAGGTGTTGCTTCGACCTTTATTGTTAAGTATAATGATTATAATAGAAAACTTATAATAGGTGAAAGATCATTTGCTGATACTGATGTTAATGTAGCAGATGATTCAATTACAATAGAAGGTCATGGATTCGTTACTGGACAAAAAATTGTTTATACTGCGATATCTCCTTCTACTGGATTATATAATAATCAAATTTACTATGTTTATGTTGTTGATCATAAAACTATTAAATTATGTCTTACACTTTGGGAGACTGAACAGTGGACACCAAACTTTGTTAATATTAATTCTGCAACAGCAGGTAATATCGGTCCAATAAATCCACCATTTAATGCTTATAAAGATTCTACAGTTGTATTTGATGTGGGAGATTCTAGTTTAGCATTTATAAGGGATTCTCAACCATATTCTGCATTTGAACTTGATTTCTATACTGATATTAACTTTACTAAACCTTGGAACAATAGAGTTAGTGATATTGTTAGGGATGGAGTAGCTGGTATTGATTCTACTGCTACTGTTAGTATAACAATTGATAAGTATTCTCCAGATTCTCTTTATTATAATTTAACACCATTATACGAAACAGATTTACCACCAGTTAAGGAAGAAATTGCTTTTGATAAAGAAGTATTTTCTAATAATACAATATTTGTTAAAAATAGTACTTTTGCTGGTAAAAGAACAGTTTCTATTGCTTCTACTGATGAATTTACATTTAGTGTTGGTGATTTACCTGAAGTTGTTTCCTATAAAAATAATAATCCAAAGATATCATATAAAACTACCTCTACAAATGCTACTGGTCCAATTGCAGAAGTTAAGATTATAAATGGTGGGGCAAATTATTATTCCTTACCAGGAATTACCTCAGTTGCATCGTTAGAAGGTAGTGGAGCAATAATTAAACCATATACATCAAGTATTGGTAAAATTAGAAATAGTAAGATTAAAGATATTGGATTTGACTTCCCATCAGATACTACTTTAAGACCAACTACAAATTTACCTCAAGTATTATTTTTAGATAGTTTATCAAGAGTATCTTCTGTTGGTATTTCATCTGCAGGTAGAGGATATATTAAACCTCCAACATTACTTGTTTTTGATGGAAAGACTAAGAAGAGAGTTGATGATATTGAGATAAAATATAAATTGGGTGATGATCAAGCACAGATAATCAAAAATAAAGCTAATCTCAGTCCAGTTCCACCAATACTTTTACCAATTAATAACACTAATGGTATTGGTATTGCTACAATTGGATTTACTACAGCAACTAAGGAAGTTGTAATTGGATTTAATACTGGATTTAGTAATGAATTCCCACTTGATGTTGGAGATAAATTCTTAGTCGAAAATATTAGTGTTGGAGTTAATTCCACTGGATTTGGATTTAATTCTTCAGAATATGATTATAAGATGTTTGTTGTTAGTAAAATAACTCCTAATCTTGGTGGTATTGGGTCTATATTTTATAATCTTGATGGATATCTACCAACTGGACAGGAACCTGGTCAATTTGATGTAGTTAATTCTGTTGGTAGGGTTATTCCTGAAAGAGATTTCCCAATATTTGATATTGCATTAGAAAATAATGCATTCTTTGCAAATGAAATTGTAAAATCCAGCAATTCTACTGGTGTAGTTGATAGTTGGGATTCTATTACTGGAGTATTAAAAGTTATTTCTAATGAAATATTTGATGCAGAGAGTCTTATAGTTGGACAATCTTCAGGAGCATCTGGAATTATTTCTTCTACAAGAAATTTTGATTCTTACATGGATCTGGGAGTATCATCAAAGGTATCTAGTGGATGGGAAACTAATTCTGGATTCTTAGATGATAATCAACAAAGGGTTCAGGATAATATGTATTATCAGAACTTCTCATATTCACTTAAGTCCAGAATTGCATATGATACTTGGCAAGATGTTGTATCTACTTTAAATCACACATTAGGATTTAAAAAGTATTCGGATTATGAAGTAGTTTCTGACTCTTCACTACCTGAAGGTGGATCTGGATATTATATTAGAGGTGGTGGTACAGGTGTAGAAAACCATGTACCTGCATCTATGGTAATTGGTGTTACTACTTCATTAACATATTCTGATGTTGTATCTGAATGTGTTGGTCATGGTAATTTAAATTGTGTTGCTGACTTTGATATGGTCAGTGAAAATGCATTACAAATTGGTAATAG